ATTAAACCCGATAACAACACCGCCTTTGCCCGATATTGGGTAAATCTCTTTAACGGAATAAGGGCTAAAAAATAAATCCGACTTTTCCCCGTTTTCGCTGCCGACACCGCTAGTGCCGAAAACAATCTGATCGTACATATACGCATCAAGAGACGCAGCAAGATTGGCTCTCGGGTCATCAAAGGCTGCGTAAGAAATTTTATTTAAATTGGTAAAAAACTGCTCTGTGCCCTCGTCTTCCTCATCTACCGGTGCCAAGTCAAAAACATTACCCGCAGAACCTGGCCACAACATCCCCAGCAATGCCGATGAGGATATTTTAGCCGCCGCTGCTCCAGTAGCATCAAAGATGCGATCAACAAGAAATTCACCGTTTGACGGCTGCCCGGTGAAATTCTGGCGGTTCATGGCGATATACTCGCCAAGCACTTGATACATATTGTCAAAGTTAGAACGCCGTGACTTTGCAGCGTCAAACTCTTTCTTGAGCTTGGTATAATCCATTTAGGCAGTTACCCGCTTTAGGAATTTACGCCGCTGTTCGTCGTCTTCAATGGGAACTGGAGTTACAGGGCGCACTTTTTGCGCTCCCGCTGCTGCTGCATTTTCGAGGTTAGCTTGATCTTGTGCGGCTTTATCCAGCTCTTGCCGGGCAATTACTTTTTGCTGTTCGCGCAGACGTTTTTGCTCTTCTTCAACAGAGGTGCCGCCGCCACCGCTAAAAAGCTTGGTACCAATACCGCCTAATGCCGCCGTGGTATTTTTTGCCATGTGCTTTCCCCTTAGTTTGAATTGCTATATCACAACTATTTTATTTTTAGAATAGATTAAAATTATCGCAAGCTTCCCAGCTTGGGGCGTGTTGGGGTAATAATTTTATTCTGTGTGCTGTAAAGAACTTGTTTCTTGGCAATCAATCCTTGTTGCGGTTGAACCTTATATTCCATTGCCTGTGCAAGATACCGCCATGCGTCGCTTGCGTCTGTAGCCCAGTTTTGCATAGGATTAGGCTTAAACGTCAATCTATTTTCGTCATACTCATAAGCATAGTGCATCATTGCGTGCAGTCCATTTGAGCACGCCTTGGAATCAATCCATGCTTCTTTGAGTAGTGAGCGGCCTTTTTCAATCCCGGCTTTAACCGACAACATGGGTAGAATCTTGTTAGGATGACCAGAAAGGCGTAGTTGCTCACTAATTGAGCCTTTCATACCTAACCGCTCGTGAACCCCATCGTGGGGCAGGTAATGCATCCCGTAGAGGTATCCCTTGCCGTTGAGCACTTTTGCCAGCTCTTCAATGTCTGCATCTGCTCCAAATGCCTCGTAGTAGTCAAACACCCGTACTTGCTGCCCCACCATCTGGGCAAACCAGATACAAGTGCCATGCTGCTTGCCTAAGTCCCACGCAGTGATGACGGGAACACCTGCCTTGTACGGAACATCGGTAACACGTCCGGCCTCTCGTGCACGCTCAATGTACACGCTGTAAATTGTGCCGCTGTACCGGGTATCAGGCTCCCCCTCCCAAACGTGGGCATAGGCAATGGCATCATCACGTTCTAGCCTTATGCGCTCGTTGTTAAGCGTTTCACTAAAGTTCGGATTATCGCGCCATGAGACTTTCTTGACGAAGGCGTTGTCTGGCTTGTTAACAATAAACCGTTGATACGTTGGGTCGGTGACGTTCTTGGTGTTAAAACTAATCCATATTTGAGAACCGTTTTTCCGGATGGTGGGCAATAGTGTTTCATAGGAATGCTCGCTTGTGTTTTCTGCTTCTTCAATCCAACAGATGTCCACGCCTTCGGTGGATTTAATCTCGGTTGCATTGTACTTTAATCCCTTGAACATAATTTCAGTGCCGTTCAGGGCTTCAATGGTGGCCTTCTTAATGCGCCAGAAGCTTTCAAGATTGTACTGCTGTATTAAATCGCTGAACAGTTTGTGCACCGAGGTTTCAATGCTTTTTTGCAGCTCGCGGGTGGCAAGGATGCGTAGCTTGCTTTGTGCCCCCAGTATCAAGAGCGCACGTGCAAAGCTGTGACTCTTTGCGCCGCCGCGCCCCCCATAATAAACCTTATAACGATACTGATTGTCGAAAAGCTCTTTAAACGCCCTCGGAATGTTTATCCTTGTTTCCACCTAGGATGCTTGAGCAAATTTCTTGGATTTCTTCGCCTTAGCCAGCAATGCAGCGGCTTCCTCGGCTTCTTCCTCTTCCTCTTTGCGCTCTAAAACTTTCTTCACAGCACGTTTTAAGGCTTCCATTTTTCCGGTGAGAGAACGATACGCGGAAAGATTTTCCGGCAAGCAAGCATTAGATACTGCCGTCTGAATCAGCTTTTGGAACTCTTCATCGGCTGGAGCTTCTTTGCTTTTCTTCACTTCCACAATCTGGCAGGTGTTCCAGGCGCGGTATTTAGGGTTCTGCCCTTTCAGTCTATCATTGAGGAAAGCGTGCTGAATGACAGAGCGGCATTCTTCAGGGGTGCTAATTTCAGAAATAAGCAAAAAATCTTCTTGATACGGCTCCAAATACGTCGAGCTTCCCTCGCTTATGAACATTTCCCCGGCAACCGTTACAGAATTTGCCATAAATTCCCCCTAATGTTTTGCCTTTTAATTGTTTTTAACACGGCTGTCAACTTAATCAAATGTAACTTTGATGGAATGCTGAACAGGGCCACCGTCTTGCCCGGTCAAAGTAGTATCTGTCCGTTGTAATTTTGGGATATGATACTCAATCACGCTTTGAAACAGCTTAAACGCTTCTGCCGGGTCTTTTTCAGCGACTCGTTCGAGCCAGCCTAGCAATCTGTGTGCGTTTCCGTCCACAAGCTCTGCAATCGCCTCTCTTGCTTTAGCAGTAGATTTATTCGGTAAACCCGGAGGTCTTCCGGGACCGGGTTTTGGGTTCGGGTTTCCACTTCTTGCCATATAGTTGTTATAGCTTGTTTTTTAAACAACTGCAACACTTAGTAGCTTATCTGTTATACTTAATCACAAACTATTGTTTCCCCACAACAATATATTTTTAAAAAACCTATTGACAGGTGACTAAGTCACCGCTATACTGTTTTCATAGACGGCAATCAAGCCGACAGACGAAGAAATAAACATCATGGCCTACATAAGCCAAGAGCGCAAAAAACAGATGCAAGCAAAGATTGCTCCTTTACTCAAAGAGTACGGCGTTAAAGCAACTCTTTCTATTGAAAATCATTCGGTACTTAACTTGAATATTAAAAACGCGTCGTTAGATTTTATTGGCAATTACAACGAGATTGCTAAAAAATTCAACCACCGCGAACGTAACAAAAACATTCAAGTAGCTGCTTCTTATGTTAATGAAAAAAGCAACCCTTGGTTTTCTGGTCGTCCTTTAGAGTTTTTGCAAAAAGCATTTGCAATTTTGATGGACGGTAATCACGACAATAGCGAACCTATGATCGATTATCATGATGTGGGCTGGTATGCTTACGTTAACATTGGGCAATGGGATCGCCCATTTGTTCTTACCGCATAAAAAGCCCCGCCTGTTTGAGGTGCAAATTTTGCTCCCTTGGCGGGGTCAATAAAAAATCATTATCACTACTTGCCATTATTGTCACTAATCACCTACCCACAAAGGACTAACATCATGTTTGAATATGCACTTTTAGCACTAATAGCACTAATAGCCATAATTTTATTATGGTGGCTTTTTGGCCCATCAAGCACAGTTGATGACCAAACTAAAGAACAACGCTACAAAGCCAAGCTATTAGCCAAAGGCTACGTCCGCCGCAGTTACATCCTTCCCCCCTGTGTAGCGGCTAGGGTAGCTGCGGATATTGTCCGGTACATGGCGGAGTATAACGCAGCTAACCCACCACCGGATAAGCCTTAATCTCCCGCATGAGGCGGTTGAGGCCTAGTGTTAGGCTCCAATTATGGAATGTTTTAACAACAGGTATTTCTTGATAAATCGTGTAGTTAAACGTATATTTTTCGCCATATTTTGGATCGGCATTAATCCAACAGGAAATGTCTTTTTTTCGGGCAATCTCCCCAATGGCCTCAAATTCCCGTTTTCTAGCCTTTGTGAGCATCTTTCTATCCTTTTGGCTACTACCCTAGCCGGGCATATGGTTAACATGGTCTGGCGGTCATTAAACTGGCCTTAGCGACGATTCTAATCCGTCACCTAAGCCCCTTTCATCTGCTGCAACCGCTTCACAAGCTGTTTGTTGGTCTCAATGGCCGATTCCCCATTTTGGATAAGCCCGGCCAGCGTATCAGCCAAATCTGCTAACATCACCTTGTCGCCCACCCCCGTTTTCTGGCGGATGTCTGCGATAACCTTTAGCAGATACATCTCATTGGGAATATTATCAAAATGGCCTTTTTTGTACCATTTTATCATTACCTTGTTTAGCTCTTCTAGGTGTTCATCAGTGCTTTGTGGTTCGTACATGGTTAAATCCTTTCTAATTTTCTAGCGTCGCGTTTTTTTTTGTTAATAATTTCTTTATTTAACAAACGATACTGCTGGTTTGATTTTCTTGCACTGGCTTTTACTTTTTCTGGATTTTTTTCTTTCCATTTTTTTCCTTTTTCTTTAAATCTTTCACGATTACTAGCATAATATGCCCTAAAGTACTGTTGTCTTTTTTCTTTGTTTTTTTCATAGTTCTTTTTTTGCCATGCCCTTACTTTTTCAGGATTTTTCTTCCTCCATAGCTTAGCAGCAAGTTTTCTTTTCAAGAGTTTTTCCTCTTCAGTCATGGCATTATCCTTTCTAGTGGTTGAAAAAACTTGGTTATTAGTCTTCGCTGCTGTCTTCCAAAAGCAAGGGGGCGGCTTTGGCTATCAGCGCAATCTCCTCCTGTTGCCGCTCATAGGCATGTTCGTCGT